CATCAAGATTAGTAATGTTTACACTTTTTACACTAGCCATATCTATCTATCTCCTATTCTACACAAGCGATTTCAACGATTTTTTCTTCTTCCATACGAGTTGCCCCGAGATCCATACAATAGTAGACCTGTGTAGAATAAGATTTGTCATCTCTTTCACTTATTTTTGCGGTTATATCTTTACCAATACCTAACTTAATACCATCAGCTGCAAAAGCAAAAACCTGGCGGTTAGGAGTTGCATCCTGTGTAAGTAAGTTAGAAGTAATAAAGTCGAATCCTAAAAACGAATTAATATCGCCTTGTGCTAAAGCCTTAACAGTATTGAAGTCTGAACTTTTTACTTCAGTAGTGTTTAAAAGATCTTCAACTTGTTCAGGCGAAACGACACAAAATCTTTTTACAGATGGATCTATATCATTTTCGTCTAGGATTTTTTTTGCGGATAGTAATTTAGCCACAGTTAAGCCAGCAGAACCATGAGCTACTTTTTGCCCAGATGGTAAAGCGGTTGAAGTAGCACCTGATACACCTGTTTTAGCTGTACCTAATGCTGCTGTGATAATTACTGAATCCATTGCTCGTCCCATTGCTGCGGCTGCTGCTTTAGCATAAGACGAAGTTGGATCGATTAACATACGAATTTTATCCGCATCGTCAATCAGATCAGCCCATTCGTAAGTTGCAGTTGTTAAGCTGCGTCTTGAATGAGGAGTATCGATTTGTGGAGTTGATCCATGTCTTGATGTTCGTAGTTGAGCTGTAACTTTGCCGATTTGTTCAAAAAAAGAATTTTTTCCTTTAATTGATTCGACATCTACAGCACCTCTTAATTGCGATCCCATTTGCTGGGAAAGCATTTGAACATTAGCAGAATATTGCTCCACAAAAGAAGTTGTTATATTAACTGACATAACATTTTTTCCTTTATAGTTTATTGTTTAAATCGGTTTGCTTATCCATCATGGGGCATTCCTGGATTTTAAATCTTTTGGATTTCTAGTCTTTCCCAGCTGTCTTGTTCGCCTTTCGGTTATGAACTATCCACCCATTGCTGGTTGGAAACTTATTTGAGGATCGGTTTGTGGTTTTTTTTCCCGAAGCTCTAAAACTTGTTGTACTGCCCTATCGTGATCTGGATGTGTTTTATTCCAGTAAGGCATATTAGGTTGTGTTAATTCTCCTATTTGTTTATCAATATCAGTTGGAGATAAGAAGCTACCATCGCCCTCTGCTCGGATAACATCTTCGCCCATCTTATCAGCGATACCCATAAACATTTTTACAACACCAGGATGATCTTTTAATTCAGATCCATCTTGTAGTTGTAATTTTAATATATCTTCACTAGCAAAAGTTTGTGCTGCTTGTCTTGCTTTCATAATACTAGGCTCAAACTGTTGACCTAATTCTTTTCGCAATTCCAATTCGCTTTGATGTTTTTGCTGCTCTAAATCTCTTGTCATTGTATCAGTTGCGCTTGATTGCATCTGATTATAATAATCTAAAATGCCCTGGGCTTGTTTCGTTGATAAACCTAAACCATGAGCTGATGTTTTAAAATTATCTAAAACTTCTGGTGTTTCTGTTTCATAATTTAATTCATATCCTTTTGCTTCATCAGGTCTACCAGCTGCGGAATGAAAGCTACTCCAATCCTCATCGGTAAAATTATTTGTTGGTTTAACAATTTTATCTGCACCAAGCATTCCCTGTGCATTAATATAACTTTTAGCTAAAGATTCTACTGAACTAAATTTAGTTAATGAATCATTTGTTTGTAAATCCGATGGCAAGGTTGACATCCAATTTGTTTCTTGTGGTTGTTCTTGGATTGCTCCAGGCTGCTCTTGTGTTTGTTCAGGAACAGTTGTCTGATTTTCTTCCATTTATTTATCCTTTGTGTTTATAAAATTATTGATATGAAGAACAACACTTCGTTGCCCCTCTCTTACAAAAGTTTCATTTGCGTTGTCAGGAACAAAAGTGCTTGATGTATAAAAACATCGTCTTTTTAAATCATCTAAAACCTTTTTTCCCTCATCACTACTAAAAACAAATTTATAATCTTTTATTAATTGGGCAATTATTTCTTCTGGTTTAGCCACCCATTACCTCCTTTAATGCTGGTGTTGCTGATCCAGCAGCTTCCGCCATTTGTTGTGTTTGATCTAATTCTTGTTGAGCCTGTTGAGCTTGTTGTCTTTCTTCACGCATCTTTTTGATTTCTCCTTGTGATCGTAAAACTTTTGCTGGAACTCCTAAAACATCTGCAAGATGACTTGCCATAGCATCTGTATCTAATATATCCATTACAGGAGCTAGTTGGTTAAGGGGTGTTAAGATTTCCATTGCTTGAACAATAGCTTGAACATCTTGACCTCGTTGTGCTTTCGCTAAAGGAGAAACATATTCAATATCAATTTCTAGTCCTTGTAATTCTTCTGGAGCTGGAGGCAAAACACCTTGTCGCATTAATATAGCAAAAGACCTGGAGATAAGTGGTCGTAACATCTCTGCTTGTAATCTTCCAAGAACAGGAGCTAGTAATCGCATTTTCTCCTCATTTCTTTTCATTACTTCTGTTGCTGTCATTTGAACATTTTGCTCCATCAATATCTGATCAACAAAATAAGCCTGTCTAATTGCTTGTCGTCTTTGTTCCTCCATGTTTAATCCAAGAGGGGTATTAGCCTGGATGTTTAATGGTTCAATTCTATCTCTTGATCCTGATCGGTAAAAGTTTAATCCGCCTGGAGTTGTCTTAATAGGTAAAATAAAACTATCATCAGGTACTAATAAAGGGGGATCAATTTGTTTTTGTGCAGCCCTAATAGTTGTTTCTGACATTTTATTAATCATTTTAATGTCTGCCAGGGCAATCATGCTTGGAGATCTTCCATAAACTTCATTGCTTGATTTTGTCCATCTAGGGATCAAATAAGGAAACTCCTCAAAACCACCCATGGATATCATCTTCATGTCTTCAGGATCAAAATAAGCGGACATAAAAGGCATACTTTTGTTATCTGCTTTGTATGGGTTGGCTGCATCATTTGGCATAACCGCATGAACAATAGTTAATTCCATATAAGGATCTTTATCTGCAACTTTTTTTATTCTTGTTGAAACATTTTCTTCCCCAAACATCTGAACAATATTTCTTGCAGCCATCTTGCAGCTGCGGAATACTGTATCAATTCTTCCTTTAGAATTTTCCTGGATATAAATTTCTTTTATGTGCCTGGTTGTAAATCGTAAAAGATCATCTGCATCTCCCTCGATATACATACAAGCAGTACCAAAAGAACATAGGTCTAAATATAATTCATGTACTTCTTGTTGAAAATTAGATCTATCAAATGCAACATATAAGGCTTGGTTAGCTGATTCAAGCCATTCCATATTTTCATCTGTAGCTAAACTTTCTTGTTTAAATCTTAATGAGAACCAGGGGGAAGCCGCATTTGTCAACATACCATGTAAGGAGGAGGAAAGTAAGTTTAATGCGTGTAAAGCTGTTCCATCAAATATTTGTTCGGTTCGCTTATCGCCCCTGGATCTATCTTTAATAACATCTGCTCGTCTAGGTAAAACATAATCAGCTATCTCTTGCCAATGACTTTCCCAGTTTGTTCGCAGATCTACCAATTTTCTATATCTATTATTTAATTCTATAACTGGCATTCTATTCTCCTAAAGATGTTTTTAATTTATTGATGCCACCTTTTACATCAGATATTAATGTTGATTTCTTTGGCGGTTTTTTTCCTGATTGTATTGCTTTAAATTTTTTTGTATATTCAGTATAGGCTTTCCCTGGTGTAGCCGCATCTTTTAAATTTTTAGCAGCCATTCCTCTCATAATTGTACCACCAACTGCTGGAACAGTTAAAGATAGTGCAGCTGTTAACAAGCCTAGAGTTTTGTTTTGTGATTGTAACATATTTTTTGATATAGGTGTTGAGGTCATAGCTCCTGATGGATCACCACTTCCCATTGCTTCATTGTTATTTCCAAATTTAATTTTATTGGAGTTAGAGGTCTGCAAAACTGATCGGCTAATACTAGGATCTTCTCCATATAATTTTTTACCCTCATTTTTACTTACTCTAACAAAATTACCACCAACTTTTTTAAAATAATTACCCTCTTGTGCTAAACCTCTGTTAACCATTTCATCATTTGTAAACTGTGATGCTTCTTCTCCATACATATAAATGTCTTTGCCTTTTAAATTATATGCACCAAAATCTTTTTTTTGCGTACTACTTCCATTAGTTTGATTAGTTTTTAAGCCTAATCTTTTATTAACAACATCTTTTATTTCAGTTGCTTGTCTTTTATTGGAATTATCTTGCCTCTCTTGCCTATCCTTTCCCGCTGTACTTGCACTCATTAAGAACCTAATTTCTTTTTATAAATAATATTAGGATCATCCATTAGCCCACTTGATCCTGTTAATACTGTTTTGGTTGCACTAGCTTTGCCTTTTTGTATTGTTTTAGATGCCATTGATCTTTGATGATATGTAGGAGTTTGATTTGGTACTGGCGGTGCTGGGGGTGGCGGTGGCGGGGTTGGTGTTTTTGGTCTTAAAAATCCCATGGTGTTATGCTCCTAAAGGGTTGTAATTATTATCTGCCGCAAATTGTTTTGGCATTGAATCGTTTAAATCTAATTCTTGTGAAGCAACAGCTGCGTTCATAAAGCTGTCGCAAAAATGAGAACTCCAATCATGTACTGGCTTTGAATAGGTTCTTTGTTTATCTAAATACTTTCTGTGATACCATTTAAGCGAATCTAACAGCGGTTTAGAGTTCTCTAAATCAAACCAGCATTTGCTCAAAAATAATTGGGCAGCATGGATCTGATCTTCTTTCGGTAGCTTTGGACACACTTTAAGCGGTTTAAGCCCCAAACTATATGCATATTCTTTTCTCGATTTTCCTGTACTCATTTCCCTGGTTTCAATATCATGCGGAAAAATAAATGACCTATAGAAGTAATCTCTCTCCCTTATAAGTTGAGCATAATGATCTAAACCCTCATTGTTATTTGAGTAAGTATCAATAATATTAAAGCTCCTACCAATCTGTTGAATAAATATTAGACAACATTTATCAGATATACCTAAATCAAAATAAACATCTACAGGATAACCAGGATCAT